CGTCCAGAAATGAAACCTGATTGGATTTGATTATGAATAAAATTGAGAATAAGCCATTTCTTTTTGTTGAGAAATGGGCACCAGATAAAGTAGAGGATTTAATTTTAACACCGAAGAATAAAGAATTCTTTCTTAAGATACAAGAAGATGGGAATCTTAATCAGAATATTATTCTTCAGGGAACTTGTGGTAGTGGAAAAACACAGACTATAAAAACTTTATGTAAACAAACTAACCAAGATGTTCTTTTTCTGAATGGTTCTTCAGAAGGTAGATTTCTAGATACTATTCGCAATCAGGTAATAAATTTTGGAACATCTGTTTCATTATTTGGTGATAAGAAGAAGGTTATCTTTTTTGATGAGTTTGATGGGTCAACTTCAGATGTAATGAATTGTCTTCGTGGAGTTATTGAACAACTTCATAATAATGTTTGTTTTGTTTTTACTTGTAATAATTTAAATAAGATTATTGAGCCCATTCAATCACGTTGTGTTATTCTAAAATATACTCCAATATCTAAAGAAGATAAGCCAAAAATGATGGCCGATGTATTTAATAGAGTTTCTTATATTTTAGAAAAAGAAAACATTAATTATGATAAAAAGGTCATCATTAAATTAGTTGAGAATTATTTTCCTGATATTAGGCAGTTGTTGAATGCTATTCAAAGATATTCATCTAGTGGTAAAATTGATTCTGGAATACTTGCTTCTTTTTCTGATGTTAAGATTAATGATTTGATTGGATATCTTAGGGGAAAAAATTTCCCAGAAGTAAGAAAATGGGTTGTTGCTAATATTGATAATGACCACAATATTATTCTTCGTAGAGTATATGATGCTCTTTATGGTGTTTTAGACGGCCCTAGTATTGCTGCTTCTGTTCTTATTATTGCTAAATATCAATTTCAAGGAGCATTTGTTGCTGACCAAGAAATAAATTTATTGGCGTGTTTAACTGAGATTATGGTTGAGGTTAATTTTAAGTGACGATTGAACTAAAGGATTGGTTGAATTCAATTAATTTCAATAAGAATGACCTTTCAGAAAATATAAGTGACTATACTCCATTTATAATTAATCGTTGTATATCTGGTAGCATTGATACTATTCTTTTTTCTAATGAAATGAATATTAATCACGAGTTAGATGTAGATATGCAATATTCATTTTATCTAAATAGTATCAGAAAAAAGAAAAGATTTGCTCCTTGGATTCGTAAGGATAAATTAGAAGATTTGGAAGTAGTTAAGCGTTATTATAATTATAATAACGAAAAGGCTTTCAGTGCTCTTCGTATTTTAACCAAGGAACAACTATCCTTTATTAAACAACAACTTGATACTGGCGGAATGAAATGACTACTAAAATTGAAGAGAATTATATTCCTTGGGATGAATCTATGATGGTTGAGATTTTATTATCTGAACCAGATGATTTTCTAAAACTTAGGGAGACATTAACCAGAATTGGAGTTGCTAGTCGTAAAGAAAAGACTCTATATCAATCTGTGATGCTTCTTCATAAGAGAGGACATTATTATGCGATGCATTTTAAGGAACTTTTCGCTATTGACCAAAAACCAACCACTATTACTCAAAACGACCTACAAAGACGAAATAGAATCGTTAAACTTCTTTCCGATTGGGGACTCCTAACTGTAGTTAATCCAGAGAAGATTACTGATATGGCTCCACTGAATCAGATAAAAGTAATCTCTTATAAGGAAAAGTCAGAGTGGAGTCTAGTTCAAAAATATACAATTGGTGGTAGAAAGCAACCAATAGAAGAAGTAACCGCAGTAGATCCAAACATTTAGTTCGGTTAACTGGAACATAAAAAATCCTTACTATCATATAAATAGTAATGAATGTTGCCATAAGGGACATTTAATTACACAGATGCTTTAGTAGGTCTATTATGTTAGGAACAAGTTCGGTTACACTTTCAGTACCAGATACGGCTAAATATCTTGCCGGAATACAAAGAAATAGTATTGGATTAGATGAGTGGTTTAAGAGATTTGATACTGCTTTTGAAACTCATCATAATTATCCACCATATAATTTAATTAAAGAGACTTCAGTTGATTTTAGGTTAGAAATAGCACTTGCTGGATTTAGTAAAGAAGAGATTCAAGTAACTACAGAGTGGAATAAACTCTTTGTAGAAGTAAATAAGGTTGGTGATTCTAATGATGAATATTTGTATCAAGGATTAGCTAAGAGAGCATTTACTCGTACTTGGACTTTATCAGATGATGTAGTTGTTGGTGGGGTTTCTTTCTCAGATGGTTTGTTAGTTATAAAACTAAATAGAGTTATTCCAGAACATCAGAAGAAGCAGCAATATGAAATCGTTTAGGGGAATTTGCCAAGGATTTAGAAAATAAAAAGCAAACAGCTACTTACACTAAACCGGAAGAAAATTGTTATGGTAGGAAAACTTTTTATCAACAAATCCAAAAATGGGTATGTTCTTTTAAACGTAAACGCTAAATAACATTGGGTTATTCCCAACTATCGTTGTCGCAACAAGAGAGGCTATCTGGTAAAATCCAGTTGACAGCTTCTCTTTTTCAAGCTATACTACTTTTATGCTATATACAAATTATGACTATTAAACTAGTTCTACTTAAATCTGGAGAAGATGTAATCTCCGATGTTTCTGAGATGATTGTAGACGATAAGGTTGTTGGATATTTTTTAGAACAACCGTGTATCGTTAAGATTAAATCAGAAAATGATAATACAACAGCGTGTAAAATTATTATGAATCCTTGGATGCCATTATCCAAGGATAAACAAATTCCAATTGTTTCTGATTGGGTAATAACAATCACAGAACCGATAGACCAAGTTAAGCAAATGTATGACAATGAGGTATTAAATTATGGAAAATCAGACAATCAAGATAGTTCTTCTTCCGACCAAGGAGATTCTAATAAGTCAGATTGAAGAAGTTAGCTCAGATATTGGAGAACCAGATTGTAAATTAGTTGAACCATTTACTATTAATCCGGGACTATTCCTAGAACCGTGGTTGGTTGAATATACTAATCAGAATTACTTCTTGATTCATTCTGATAAGATTTTAACTATTATAGAACCAAATTCAACAATTCTTGAAAAATACAAGGGACTATTAACCTAATGCGCTGGTATACTAATGTCAAACAACTTGGTAATTTTATTGTTGTTCGTGGATATGATAATGGACAATATTTCCAAGATAGAATTGAATATAGGCCAACTCTATATTTAAAGAGCGATAAACCAACCGAATTCAAAACATTAGAAGGGGAATATGTAAAACCAATACAACCAGGGACATTAAAAGAATCCAAGGAATTTATTGAGAAATATACTGATATTGATGGATTTGACATATATGGTAATGAGTGGTTTCTATATCAATATATTTCCGACCAATATCCAGAAGAGACAATTGAATTTGATATTAAGAAAATTAAGCTAATTACATTAGATATTGAAACAACTTCCGAGAATGGATTTCCAGACCCAGAGACCTGTGAAGAACAGATTCTTTTAATTACTATTCAAGAATATTCAACTAAAAAGATTATTACTTGGGGGTCTAGAGATTTTAAGGAGACCGACCCAAATTACACTTATATTAGGTGTAGGGATGAGGAACATTTACTTAGGTCATTTCTAGCTTACTGGGAAGACTATTCTCCAGAGGTTGTAACTGGTTGGGCATTAGAATTTTTTGATATGCCATATATCGTTGGTAGAATGTCAAGAGTTCTTAATGATAAAGAAATAAAAAGATTATCTCCTTGGAATTGTGTTAAGGCTAAGCAAGCAAAGAAGCGCAATGATGAATATCAGACGGTATATGATATTACTGGCGTAACAATTCTAGATTATATGGATTTGTATAAAAAGTATTCATTCAAGAATCCAGAAAATTATCGTCTTGACACTATAGCATTCAATGAGCTTGGGGAGCGTAAATTAGACCACACCGAGTATGAAACGTTTAAGGATTTTTACACTAATAATTTCCAATTATATACAGAATATAATCGTATAGATTGTGTTCTTGTGGATAAATTAGAAGATACACTTCATCTTATTGAACTCGCAATGACTATGGCTTATACTGCCAAAGTTAATTATGGGGATGTATATTTCCAAGTTCGTATGTGGGATATGATTATATACAATCATTTAAGAAGTAAAAATATAGTTATTCCTCAGAAGAAGAAGTCTATAACTAAAGAAAATAAGTTCTCTGGTGCTTATGTGAAGGAGCCCATTCCGGGTTCATATGATTATGTTGTTTCTCTGGATTTAACAAGTCTATATCCACATCTAATGATGGAATTTGGTATATCTCCAGAAACATTGGTGGATACTAGATTTCCTAATATTTCTGTAGATTCTGTATTAAATGAGGAGATTGATACAACCATTTATCCTGAATATTCCATATGCCCAAATGGATCAATGTATCGTAAAGATGTGAAGGGATTTATTCCAGAACTTCTTCAGAGTATGTTTGATGATAGAAAAGCTTATAAAAATAAGATGCTAGAATTGAAGATACAATATGAAAAAACTCCATCACCTAGTCTTTTAAAGGAAATTTCAAGATATAGTGTAATGGAGAAGGGATTAAAGGTATGTTTAAATTCTTGTTATGGTTCTTTTGGAAATGAATATTTTAGGTTTTATGATTTAAGAAACGCAGAGGCAGTAACATATTCTGGTCAACTTGCGATTCGTTGGATTGAAAAGAAGTTAAACACATATTTTAATAGTTTATTGAAAACTGAAAATGTTGATTATGGAATTTATTCAGATACAGATTCTGAATTTTTAAATATGAAACCATTGGTGGATAAAATATTTAAGAATAAGAATCCTACTGATGTTGAGATTGTAGATTTCTTGAATAAAATTTTCACTACTACAATTCAGGATTATATTAATGATTCATATAAGGAACTAGCTACTTATCTAAATGTTTATGAACATAAGCTTCATATGAAATTAGAAAAGATTGCTTCTCGTGCTATATTTTTAAGAAAGAAGAAATATATTATTAATGTTTGGGAAAATGAAGGTGTTAGATTCTCTAAGCCAAAACTTTATATTACTGGAATTGAGGCAATTAAATCATCTACTCCAGGATTTTGTCGGGATAAATTAAAAACTGCACTTGAGTTGGTTATGAATTCTGATGAGCAATCAGTTATTGATTTTATTGCTAAAACTCGTGAGGAATTTAATACGCTTTCTCCAGAAGAAATATCATTTCCCAGGACAGTATCATATGTAGATAAATTCAAATGTAATACATTCATATATTCTTCTGGAACACCAATTCATTCAAGAGGTGCTCTCTTGTATAATCATTACATAAAAGATAAGAAACTCACCAATAAATATTCATTAATTAATAATGGAGAGAGAGTGAAGTATTGTTATCTGAAGTTGCCTAATCCAATTAGAGAAAATGTAATTACTTTTATACAGAAATTCCCAACTGAATTGGGTTTGAATTCCTATGTTGATTACAATGTTCAATTTGATAAATCTTTTATTCAACCACTGAAAGTAATTCTAGATGTGGTTGGTTGGGATGTTGAGAAGAGAAATACACTTGCTTCTTTCTTTACTTAATGCTATGATCAATCTAACAATAACAGAATCTGAGTTTGAGCGGATTTTAATATTATTGAAATTGAGTGGGGAATTTGACTTATATAATAAATTATGGGCTTATAATTTTAGAATAAAATACCAACAAAAGGAGAATTAATTTATGGACTTTTTAAAAGATATAGTAAAAACTATTGGAGGGGAGTATACTCAACTTGCATCAGATATTAATGAAACTGAGGTGTATGTGGACACTGGTTCTTACATTCTCAATGCTCTTGTTAGTGGGAGTATCTTTGGTGGTGTTTCTGGTAACAAAATTACCGCATTTTCTGGACTTTCCGGGTGTGGAAAAACTTTCTTCTCATTAGCAGTAGTGAACAACTTTTTGAACAATAATCCAACTGGATATTGTTTGTATTTTGACACTGAAGCTGCGGTAACAAAATCAATGCTGGAAAGTAAGGGTATAGATTTAACACGGGTTATCGTATTGAACGTTGTTACCATTGAAGAATTCAGAACAAAGGCACTTAAAGCCGTTGATATGTATCTGAAGAAATCTGAAGAAGAACGAAACCCTTGTATGTTTGTTCTTGATAGCTTGGGTATGCTTTCTACCAATAAGGAAATCAATGATACCCTTGCCGAGAAAGAGACTCGTGATATGACTAAGGCACAATTAATTAAAGCCACTTTCCGAATGCTTACTTTGAAGTTGGGTCAGGCTAAAATACCTATGATTGTCACTAATCACTTATATGCAAATGTTGGTGGATATGGTCCAGTTAATGTTCAGAGTGGAGGAACGGGACTCTCTTATTCCGCATCAACAATTGTAGAATTATCAAAATCAAAAGAGAAAGATGGAACCGAGATTGTTGGTAATGTTATTGGTGCAAGGACACATAAGTCAAGACTATCAAAAGAGAATCAAAAAGTTGATGTGAGGTTGTTTTATGATGAACGAGGACTTGATAAGTATTATGGATTAATTGAACTCGGTGAAGAATCTGGAATTATACCAAGAGTTGGTAATAGATATGAGATAAATGGTAAAAAGGTTGGTAAGAATGTTATTCTAAAAAATCCAGAGGAATATTTTACTAAAGAATTATTGAATGACTTAAATGAGGTAGCTAAACAGAAGTTTAGTTATGGGTCTAGTAAATATACTTCCGATGATAAAGAAGATGAAGAATCTTGATTATTTTGCTAGAGTTTATGATGATGTAATATCTCCAGACGTATGTGAATTTTTAATACAGACATTTGAGAATAATAATAATCTTCACCAGGTTATACGTGATGATAAAAAGCCAAATTTTACTCAGTTTAATTTAACTGAAAATAAGTCAAAGTCTTCGGATATTGAAACCATACACGAG